ATAATAATTGCTTTATCAAGGGTGGTTCCTCTGAGGAATGAGGTAGACCAGAAGCTTACAGTACCCTGAGTCTTCAAGTTACCATACAGCATCTCAAAGTCAGCATCAGTTGCCATCTGGAACATGTACTTGACCATGTTCTTGTAAGGAATCTGATAGATATCTGCCTTGTCCTCATGAGTTCCAGGCAGGAATCCAATCTCTCTAGTTGCTACCAGAGAACGTACAATATAGATCTTCTCGTATGGTGTGTTCTCATCAAGAACATCCCTAAGGGCATTGTAGAATGTAATAAAAGTCTTACCCGTTCCTGCTGCACCATAAGCGACAATGTTTTTATCATCATCAAAAGAGTCGTACAGTTTTGACTGATTGTCAGTCAGAGGATCAATCTCCAAAAGGAATTCAGAGTTGATTGGTTTGCGCCTCTTCATTTGTTTGGCGGTCATGCCAACACCGATTGGTTGTAGGTCAGACTTTCTTTTTCTTGCCATACGGGTAAATCTTGGGTAGGTTGACTGTTATTTAGAACGTGGTGCCACAAATACATCGCAGCACCAGCAGCTGTTCCCCCATCGTGTGCAATAGGGTCGATGTAGAAGTTTATGTGAGGGAATTCTTTGGCGTACTCATAGTTATTAACACAGTTTAAAAAATATCCACCAGAGAGCACTACGTTTTTCGTTTCGACTTTCTCAAGAAGGGATCGAATAAGACGAATAGTGTGCTTTCTAGTTTCATCCTGTGCTTTTTTAGTTAAGTTTGCAATGAGATCAAAGTCAAATTCTGGAGTGTAATACTCTGCAGGATCTAACGTTGGATCATCATAACATCGCCTATAACTATTTAATATAGTTTGATTGTCTGTGACCCAAGTATCTGAACTTTCGTCATAAACAAACCAATCTTTGGTACATACCTTGTCAGCATCACCGTAAGGTGAGATACCCATTAACTTCCCAGCACTAGAGAATCCAGTAATCTGCATGATGCTATTGAAGATCCATCCACAACTGGCAGTTGTTGATAGTACATACTTATCATCAACTACAACGGGTTTGGATTGAACTCTAAAACAATCTCCCTGTGGAGTGTACACTTGCTTAACGAGTTCCACTTCACCACTAGAGAATCTATACATCGATTCAGATTCTCTAAGAGTAATGTAGTCATTAAAGTAATGACCACCACCATCTAAAACCAATGCTGCTGCTTGGTCAAAACCAGATGCGTAAAATGCATTGCAAGCATGATAAAGATGATGCTCCCAGTAATAATGAGAATCACCAAAAGTAATTCCATATCTACCAAGATTGTCCTTCACATCCTGGATGATATCTTCATCTGGATAATCATAGGTGTGTATTCCATTGATCTTTCCATAAGAAGAGAATGTAATGTGATCTAGATGACGAGTGTATCTCACAATATCCATGAGACATCTCATCATATTGCCAGGCAACCACTCTTCCTCTTTGATACCGTTGTATCGGTCATCTTCCATGTAGTAGATCAACTCACCATCTTCAACCAATGCGATTGATGGATGGTGAGATATATTAACTCCAAGAATGAACATAATTAAAGTTTCTTGACTGTAGATCCAGGTGCTTTTTGTGCTTTACCAAGAACCTCATTCCATTCTGGTTTTTGCTTGATTAATCTGGACTGCCAGTCACTAATCTCAACTCCCAGACCAGGAGAATTCTCAGGAGTAAAGTAACGCTCCCAATCTGGATTATCAATCTTCCACTGATCCCAATCGTGAATGCTCATCTTCACGTCTTTGGTTTCACCAGTCTCTTTATGTCTAACAGGATATGTTGCCATTACTTCCACTCCAATGCTTCTGAGATGATCGGGAACTGCTCAATGAAGATGGCACGAATGTCTTCAGCGAGTTCCATGTGTTCCTTCTGTGTGCCGTTTGCAGTACGCAGATCCAGATAATGAGCCCATGAGCGAACATTTCCGCTCATGTAGAGTCTTGTTTGTGTGTTTTGTGGAAGCACGAAACGAGCACACTCCTTTGCCACACCTTTGTCAAGCAATGCATTATAAACTTCAAGACTTTGCTTGAAGTGCTCTGCAATCATCGCCTCCATATATGCTTTATCGCGTGGATTGATATCATCAATAGAGTTTTGACGATTCTTTGTATCCTGACGACGAAGATCTGGAATAGGAATTTCTAGTTGAAGTTCCTTGCTGTCAGCATAGCGTTGTGAAAACTGTTGATATGTGAACGAACGGTGTCGAAGCACTTGAGTTGCCACTGCAAGTGAAGTATTTAGTTCAACCGTCATGAATGCGTGCTCAAAGATGCTCCAGTGACGATGCTTGATGCAATACTTCAGGAGTCCAGCAAAACTATCGTTGTCCTGGTTCTTTGGGTTTGAAACACGGGCACAGTATGCAATCTGCTTCTCCGCATCAGGGGTAACACTGATAAGTTTTGCGCTCATTTAAACCTCCAAATAGTTCTTAAAAATTTCCAATGCATCATTCCAGTGAATGAATTTTCCTCTTTGATCCTGTGGGACAAAACAGAGAGTCCATCGTCCGCGATCTGTAGGGTTGTTAGTCCCATGAAGCATACCGATGTTTACTAGACTTGGTTTGTTTGTATTTGCCTCGTATAAGAAGTCGCAATCCTCTTCCTTTGCCCATAGGTTGTCATGGAATTCAGATGTTGCTCCAGCATAACCAAGCATCTTCTTTCGATAAGTCTTCTCTGACTTCCACCATTGTATCACGCCTTCCTCGGGACCCCAAGTCATGTTGATCTTTGCATGGTGGGTGTATGCACCATGATCAGTATGAATGGGAATCTTTGAATGGGGTGGAGTGTAAAAGACTTCCTTCAATGCCAGAATAAGTCCAAGATCATTGAACCATTCCTCTACAGGATAAAATGGATAGTCGTTAATGTAAAAGTGCTTAATCCTCTTCCCCTCCTCTTTGAACATGTCAAGAGGACCTATAGTAAAGGGAAGGTTGAGATATCTATGATACCAATTAGTCGCAGTACCCATCATCATCGTTGTAAATTTCATCATAGTCCCCTTCTATTGGGAGAGGGGAGAATCCTTCTGTATATGAATCAACATCAGAATAAACTTCAGACTCAATCTCTTCGATCAATCCTTTTAATTTACCAAGGAGTATCTTTAACTTCTCTCGTTCCATCAGTAATTTAGATACACTTAAACATTATAGTACAAAAAAAGAGGGGTCGCAACCCCCCTTTAAACTACTTGATCTTCCAGCTAAATATGCTTCTGGATTTTAATTGAACCCGTTTAGCGTAATGTACACCACGATAAGTTAAAAACGCAAAGGTTTCATCTGGATCGTGTTTATCTGGATCAAATACTGGAAGGTCATAAAAGAATTTGACCTTCAGCATTCTTGTTCCTCAACCTATTTTTTTGAGGAGCAGTAGTTCACCATACAACAGGAGAATAAATGCTGCGCTAAAGACGGAACCTAGTCCCGCAACTTGTAGTGCTTGCATATCATCCTCACTTGACGTAGGTGTGACCACGGTAGCAGAATGCTCCGCGAACTTCATCACGCTCTTCACAGCGACGATCAAAGATCACTCCGCGATAAGCGGTGTGAGAGATCTGAGCATCGTGAAGTGCAGATGCTTTTTCAATCTGCTTTTTGATGAGATTAAGTGTGTTCATTTGTCGTTACCTGAAATACTAGGGTGAATTTAATCTCCCGTTCCTTCAGTCGTTTGCGTCCCAATAGAATTGGCATTCAGGCACAGATTCCTTTACGGTCTCTACTAACTCCACCACTATACGTGGTGATAGTTCTGACTCGTTTGCTTTGATCCTGAGCAGTAATGCATCAGCATCAGCACATGCCATTCCTGAATACAGAAGTAATTCAAACATGGGATGAACGCTCCGTTCCGCGACTTACTTGCGTCTTATACTTCGACCACGCACTCATAAGGTGTATGACGTAAGAACTTTCTCTTCATGCTCTCACGAATTCCCACATTTTCGGGACGAGAATAATACTCATCCTTATATAGGTTCGTGATCGCTTCTTGAGATTGCTCGCAGGTCATCATCCAGTCGTAGGCACCACTGACAAGGTAGTCACTGGTAACCTCTTGTGTACTGAATGCCATGAGCAGCATTAGAAGAGGCATAAGATGAACGTACTGTCATTATACACTGACATTACTATCTATGCAACTAATTTGGTATAACGTTATACTATTTTAATATTACTCAATAATATCAAAGAAAAATACCTGAGTCAATCTCCCCGTGGATACATCTGTTCCAAATCCAGGCATCAAACTCCTATGGAATAGATCACCACGATACAAAACTAAACGATTGTATACGTTTCCAATCAAAGTAATGAGAGTATCTTCTTCATCAAAGATTCCAGTACCAGACATAGGATCTGCTCCTGGAGTTAGATATAAAACTCCTGCCCACTGAGAATCGTCTTTATGAACCCAAGTCTTAGCACCTTCCAAACACAATTGAAATCTAAAACTATCCATGGTGTAATCAAGAGTCTTTGCATTTAGCATGGGAGCAATTTTCATCGTCACCATCTCTTGATATTCATCGTCTGCCCTATCACTACGAAGTCCTGGGAATTGACCACTTGTTGCAAAATCAATTCCTAGGACAGAATTTCTGACGATATCTGGATTATCCAAGAAGTCGTCAATAATAATAGTATCAACTCTCACAAGAACATTCCCTGATCACTCATGTATTTAAGAGTCTCCTTCAAAGTACCACGATGATTCAATCCAATAGCAACCTGGGGATACTCTGCATCACTCCCAAACTCAGCACGGAACTGCCTGTCACTAAAATCAGCACCAAGCAAAAATTGTCTTACATCTTGTCCACATGCTTCAAGAACCATGACTGCTCGCTCACATTCTTGACTACCGTTCCCATAAACTAATGCTTGCATCAATCTCTTTGCCTCCAGTCATCAGGTTTATCTTGTTTGAACCAATCTACAATTTCATCGGCACCACTAAACCCCGTTTTATAATTAGATGGGTCGGGGTCTCCTAGTCCCATCTTATTCATAAAATCATCCATACTGCCCTCCTCAATATCTTGAGCAGCATGGCGACGTGCTTTGCGTAACCATTCTCTAG